GCTTATTGCAGTCACACCCACAAGGCTACGTGATGCAGCTTCTAGAGTTTCAACATTACGCTTCTCTGACTTAGCTATGGCAGACATAAGTTGTACACCACCGCCAACAGACCATTGATAAGATGTAGCTACAACGTTGTTAAAGAATCTACCAAAAGGTAACACAGTACCAAACAACGGTATATTAGAAATGCTCTCTGTTAACTTAGCTGCACCTCTTAGAAGCTGATCATCTGTAGTGTAATCTTTTGAAAATACAGACTTGAGTGTGGTATCAATAGCACCACCAACTACACTGTCATCTATTAGATCTATGTCACCGGAGTTAAGTACATCTCTTAGGTTTCTATCTTTATGCTTTAGTCTGATTCTCTTATCTAACTCAGTCATAAACATCTGAGACTTAGTAAACGTATCTTGTACTCGCACACCTGTTAGACGGTTTGCACCGTTAGCTACAGCTTCTACACCTTTGAACCATTTAGCATCAGGGTTAATATCAAAACGTTTACCTGATCTTTCAATACCACCAGTAACACTTTCAAAGAGAACTTTCTCTATATCTTTATTCTCAGATAAGAAGTCCATATATGAATCATGTGTAGTGTATGGGTCCATCAAGTTACGCATTTTTTGTGCTTGTATTTGATGAAAAACTTTACCCTTACGTAGTAGTTCTGATCCTGTCTTTGTAAACTTACCACCTGTGGCTAGACCACCAAGCATATACATACTGCCTGTTGATATATCAGCTAATGTAGAACCTACATAAAACTGTGAGAAACCTGCAATGTTCAAGCCTGTTGTAGCAGGTGATGATATAAGTAATCTACGCCACACACTTTGGCTGTAAGCTCCAAGCTTAGGACGTTTTACTTTTCCTGTAGCTTTGAGTATCTCCTCTTCCATCTGCTCTTTTAGCTGTGGAGTACGTACTAAGTTGATCATGGCATTGTGTCCTGCAACAAGACCTGCATCAATTGTACTTCTTACTTGAGACATTACTGCACCGTAAGTCATACCTCTACTAACATTGGATGCTATGTAGTCACCTATCTCTTGTGCTATCTCTGTTGTATCACCAAGTGTATAACCAACTAGAGGCTGCATACGTTTAGCTATGATTTGTAAATCATCTTCAGGTATCTGTCTAAGGGTGTTTGTCATTACATCTGTGACACGTACATTCTTAGGAATTGGCTTACCTACTTCATCAAGATAAAGTTTTGCAACACCGCCCTTGCCGTCTTCTCCTACCATAATGGTTTTTAAAAAGTCTGATGGCATTACACCTGTCTGAAACATATTATCGCCACGATTACGTTTTGTCTCCCAAGAATCTAACGCATCGTTTAGTTCATCAGTGTACTTCTTAATTCTTTCTTTTGATAGGGGTACTAAAAGCTTGCCTTCAATGTCAGCCTCTAACTCTGCCTTACGTTTACCTGCAACAAGTTTACCTTTGGTGTCTTTGAGTCCACTCACACCTTTGAGTTTACCACCTACAAGTTGAGCACCACCACCAACAAGACCTAACGCAGAACTAAATCCTGTTTGTAACATACTGTATTCTTCTTGTGCTCCTACATCTAACATGACATTTTGTATCATGTTGTCGTGCAGCATAGCTAGTGATCCATCAATACCTGTAGTAGCTAACAGGGAACCACGCACAGCTTTCTTAGCTCTTTCATCTAAGAACTCTTTCTGTGCTTTCTTCTTGGCATTGTAAATAAAGTTACGCTGCTCTTGTAGAGCTACACGTTCTTGTAACTTTTTAGCTGCAGGACCTTTTATACCTGCTTCTACTATGCGTTGGGACACACGTTCTGCTGCTTCATCTGCTGCTTTCTTAGCACCCTGTGTTGTAGCACCAGACTTGGCTGCTCTTTGTCCTGCTTCTATAGCGGCCTGTCTGACTAGCTCTTTACCACCCTTTGTTATACCTAGGGATGCAGCCTTACCTAAACCACCAGTAAGTAGACCAATATAGTTAGAAGGATCTGTAGCTGCAGCTTGTATATAATCAAACACACCGTCTACCGCACCGTAGAAACCATCGTTTACAAACACATTGCCTAGCTGATCGTATAGCTTATATGCGTCACCTGCTAACGCTTTATCTTGTTGACTAGCATTTGTAATGTGTCTTACTTCGCCACCTGTGTTTATGATATTGGTGTTGAAGCTACGCATGTGATCCATAAAATCTTCTACAACATCTTCGTCACTCTTATCGTTGTACTGTATGCCTCTGCGAGACACCATGTACCTACGTATAGTGCGTAAGTTAGAAGCCTCGTACAAGTCTTTCTTCTTAAGCTTACCACCTTTGTCAACAAGCTCACTTTCACTGCGTACAGGTATAGGTTCTTGTTGTTCTACAGTGGGCGGCTCGATACGATTAGGTGCAAGTATGTCATCCTTTGTAACGCCATACTGATCCATCAAGTCTAAGAAGGAATCACTCATATTAATACTCTATCCTCTAAATGCTTTTTGAAATTGTACAGTTAGGAATCCCATGTTGTAAGGCAATCTCTTATTGTTTGCATCTGCCCACTCACTGAGTGCTCTCATGATGTCAAAAGTATCAGCATTTTCATCTAGACCTTGCTCTTGCATATATTTGAATATGTCTTCACCAAAGTCAGCCATTACAGACAGATCTAATTCTGTAATAGTTCCTGTGTCCATACCTGTTTCTATTTCTTCATCTGTAGTGTTAGGGAATATTCGCTTAATTTTATCTCTTACACTTGTTATTTTTTTAGAACCTGGCTCTAGTTCTGCCATACGTGCAGCAATAGTCTCACGTTTTACCTTGCCTTTAGGTAATTCTATGAATCCATTTTCTGTAGCATTCTGTGCACCAACCTTAGATGTGGGTAGACCAAGTAGCTTCCTAGCGTTTGGACCCATCTCTTCCCATTCTTCAAAGGTAACTTTATCTCTGTCCATGTACTCTGCAGCTTTACGTACACCCATCTCTTCTGCAGTTTCAACTACGTCTTCTACTTCACGTTTTTGCTCAGGAGGTTCTAGCTCAACCTTTTTCTCTACAGGATCTTCTGTTTTAGGTTCGCTGATTGCTACGTTCTCTGTAGTATCTATCTCTTCTAGGTCTAGTCTTTTGAGGGCTTGCTCTTCTACTGGACCTATAGGTGTCTCTTCTTTTTGTAAGTGCTGTACTAGTACATTCCACCCTTCGCTTTCAGGTGTGTAAGTATTACCACCATCAGTTTTGACCTCAAGAGGATTACCGTCTGAGTCAGACTTTGTTACAGTAAACTCAATATCCTCAAATATTTTTTTAGTTTTAGGTACTTCTCCTAATGCCTCTATGGTTGCTGCATCAACAGCACTACCTGTATCTATAACCTCACTAGTCTGTTTCATGGTAGGAAATAATAATTCACGTATGCTTTCTACATACTCTTCACCTACGTTAGCTAACATACTAGTTTCTAAATCTTCAAATGCAGCTAGTCCATATGTATCTATGGCATCATCGTACACCATTTGATAGAGAGGCATCTCTATAGACTTTACTTTGTTCTGTGCAGATTTATATTCAGCTATTTGTTGTTTTATATTTGCACTATCTGGATTTGCTTTTAGGTCAAGTTCAAGCTGAGTTAGCCCACCTCTTTCATCGAATGTTTCTAATGTAGCTAGAGCAGCTTTGTATGCAGGGTCTAATTCTTCTCTGTCTTTCTTTAAAGTTACAATACTATCAAGTACAAACTTCTTAGCTTTTAGATCAAAGCGTTTCATATCTGCTATCACTGCATAAGTAGAGGGTTGTAATGCCTCATACTCTTGCTGTCGTGCTAACATATTTATATCTTCAGCAGTATATCCATCATAGATAATCTCACTACCAAGCTTGTACTTTGACCGCATCATGGCTGAGTCACCAGTAAGTCTATCAAAGAAACCTATATCTGGCTTTTCTGCAGTAGCACCTTTTGTTTCTAAACCAAGACCATACGTTTTTCTTACGTATTCATCCATGTCCATATCAAGAGGTTGAAAACCCTCTGGTAGTTTTATGATCATGTCTACTTCAGTGTCACTAAGCTTTTGACCACCATTAGCCTCAACCCCTGCCCTAACTTTAGTAGCTAAGTCTTGTATGGCTTGTGGACCACTTGCTATTGCAGCTTGCATTTGTGCAGTGCTTACACCTTGCTCTTCTAAATAACTTGTAAGACCTAACACCTCATTCACTACAGCGTTACGCCTAGAGATCTTCATGATGTTATCTTTGGCTAACTGCTCTTGCTCTAACTCGAATTTACGAGCTTCTTTCTTTTTCTCTTTTATGTTCGCTGCTGCTGTTTCAGCAAACCCTTCAGCGAAGGCTCTCCAATCAAATCCCATATCTTAAGCTCCTCTTGCCATCAAGCCTTGGGGTTCAGCCATTTCGCTTACTTCCATTTCATCTTCTTGTGGTACTTCATCTGTCTCTTCTTCTAGAGTACCTTGTAATGTCTTCAACAAGTCTAGACCTACATCACCCTCTTTACCTTTAGCATCTGCTACAGCTAACTCTATAGCTAGTGCTAGTCGTTTTCTTTCACGCTCTTTGAGTTTCTCTTCGGGATCTTCAATGTCATCTCTTACTTCTATGCCGTAGGTAGTCATCGATGCTTTGATAAACTCGTGTATAACAGGAGCTACAATCAAACTTACATCCACACTGTGCAGTCCGTTCATAACACCTGTAGTCAATAATGTTTTAACAAAAGGAGCTACAGGCATGTCACCGCCAAAGAGTACAGATAAATCATCCATGATCTCTTCATCAGCTAACTTATTGATGTAGTATTTAGTTACTTCATCAGGATCAACCATTTCAGGTGGATTCTCCCAAGGCCAGTTCTTAGGTTCATCTGTCAGAGACTGTCCTGGTATTGGTGCTTCAAAAAATGATGCCATCTTATTATATCCTATTTAGTAAATCCTGCGCCAAAGTATAATCCTACAATGGCTGATACGATATGTGTGTCTAGTGGTGTGATTACAAAGCCTTGAGCCATCTTCCACTTGATAGCTTCCTCTGGTCCAAACATCCAACTAAAGAAACCACCAGTAGCCTCAGTGTATCCTACATACACACTTACTTCAGGATACCATACTGCAACCAACTTTGGCAATACAATTATAGAGAACACAGCAGATAAAGCTATAAGCCTACGTGTCCATGCAAAGTGTTTGTCATTCTTACCTGCATCTCTTGCATCAGCTACAGCACTACGGTTAAACTCTGCACGTTGCATAAGCATCTCTTGCTGCAACTGGCGGTTCTTCATTGACTGACCCCAGATAGACATTACTCCACCTAACACAGTGGAGAAAAGCATTGTGATTAGTTCTAGAGGTAATCCAAACATTAAAAAGGTGGCCTTTCCATTATTCCTGCAGGTTTTATTCTAGGACGTGGAGATGAAGTTGGAGCAGAATCAACGGCACGAGAGCTTGTTGGCATATCTTCGTTATACATCTCTTTGTAAAACTTTTGAGTAGACTTCCATCTTTTCTTAGCTTCTTTTTTGTTTTTATCACTATGACCTACTATAGATGCAAGCCTGTCTTGAGTTAAATCCGCAAATATAAAACCACTATCTCTTAAGTATGCTAAGGATGCTTTTAACATTACATCTTTGTCTGTTTCTAATAATTCAGGATTATTAACTAGATCAACACCTATAGCATCTCCTACTCTTTTATAATTTTTTCTACCTGTAATTTGTAATATGCCTCTGCCTTTGTATGTTGAGCCATCATTTGTACCTGCCCTGTTTCCTAAACGTCCTCCATATACGATATTAAATATGTCATCAGAGGTGTAATCATCAGGTAACGCTAATATATCTGCTTTACGCTTTGTCATTTTAGGCCCAAGAGTACCATCTGCACGAGCATTACGATCAACAAAAATTTCTATAGCTTTATCCTTTGTATAGCCTTTTTCTACTAAGCCTTTACCAGATTCTGCTTGTACGGTTGCCACAAAAGCAGCAGCTTTTACAGGATTAGAATATGTATCTTTAGCAAATTCTTTTATCTTATCCATGTTAGGTTTCACACTGTTTCCAGAAACTTTGAACATACTTTCCGTATATTCTTTTCCAAATTTAGGCTGCACCTCATCAGCACTAAGAGAATTATCAATGATACTAGTAGCCTCTTCATCTGAGATTCCTTGTTCTTTTAGTACTTTTTTAACCTCACTCTGCACACCTTTTTCAGTTAAACTTCCTGTAATACCAATAGCATTTAAAAATCTTTGACTTAATATTTTACTATCTACTCTTACTTCCTCTGTGGGTTCAGCTTTTTCTGCCATTGAAGGTACTTCAGTTCTGTCTACCTGTGTAGCATCTGACGGTCTACTTATTAAACCTTGCGGCTGTGTCTGTGTTATGTCAAGTGTTTCACCTTCACTATCTACTGTAGGCTGATCATCAAACGTTGCAGTATATGTGTCAATTGTAGTATATATATCTTCTAGTTTATTTGGAGACTCACCTAGTGTAGACACTTTTTTCATTGCGTCTTGAATGATTTCACTCTTCATCAACTCAGAGTATTCTTCCAACACTTCGTCTTTTGGTGTAGTTGTAGTATCTTCGCTAGGTTGTTTAGGTTCGTAGCCATTATCTCTAAATAGCTGTGCTATACCTTCTAAAAAGTTATTGTCTAGCTCAACCGTTTCTGTTTCAGGCTTTGCTCCTATACCACGATTCTTCCTAGACACCTCTTCTAGAGTTTTTCTACTCCTAGTAACAGACTCAGTAAAGCCACCAATGTCTAAGTCTAAACCACTTAATGTTTTATAGTCTGCCATTATGTTAGCCTGTTATAATTGAACCCACAACAGAGCCTATAGCTCTTGCAAATGATCCACTCTTACTTGCTGCTGCACTGTTTGCTGCTGCTTCATTAGCTAGTTCTTGTACAGCAATAGTTGTAGCACGATCGGCATTGTTATTCTCTAACTGGAATGCAAAGCTCATGAGGTCACGCTCACGTTGCCATATCTGATCCATGTTAGCTGCAGTCAATCCGTTGATCACCTTAGCAAAGTCCATGTTGCTTTCATTCTGTGTAGCTGTATTGATTGTAGCTATGCTCTGTCTCCACGCAGCATTAGACTGTGCTATCACCAAGCCATTCTGTGCATTGAACAAGTCACGCTGTTGCTGTAGACCAGAGTTAAACTCACGCAACGCATTCACACTATTGACGTTGAACTGATCCATAGCATTCTGTTGTGTAGCATTGAACTGTGCAGTTTGGTTAGCCAAGTTAGCAAAGAACTGATTTGTTTGATTTTCACTAGATGCGTTGAACTGTGCCGTAGCATTCTCTGCAGCTTGATCTGTAAACAGAGCCTGTATGTTTTGCTGTGTCTTGAACATAGAAGTCTGCTGCTCATTAGACAAGTTAGCCATATCCATCTGTAAGAAGTTAGCCGCATTCTGTACAGCAGCTTGTTGTCTGTTGTTGAGGTTAGCCATATCTAGTTGTGACAATGCAGCAGCCTCAGCCATCACCATAGCTTGTCTGTTAGACAGGTTGGATAATTCCATAGTGTTTGCTGCACGAGAGTTCTCTAAAGCTATCTGTTGTTCAGCCGTAAAGTTCATGTTAGCAATGTCACCGATACGAGCAGAGTTAGCTACACGAGCTTGGAATGCTTGATCAAACTCCATACCCATAAATGTTGCACGTTGCTGTGCAGCAAGCATTTGTCTTTGCTGTCTGTTAGATAAGTTCTGTGCTTCAAATTGTGCTATAGTAGCTGCATCCATCTGAGCGATAGGTAGTGCTGCTTCCATTGCAGCTTGCACCACAGCTTGACCTGCAAGACTAGACGCACCAAGACCACGAGCAGAGAGTGTAGCCATTGCGGTACGCATAGATCCTGCAGCCCAAGCAGGTGTCTCACCACCCTCAAAGTCAGCCATTAGTTGTTCTAGCTGACCTGCAACTGTTGCCTGTTTACTTGGTGTAGCTTCTGCAGCTTGTATTGCTTCAGTAAATGTAGCAGCTTTAGTAGCATCAGCAGCACCAGATATTATTTCACCTTCTTGTATTTCTCTTGCATCAGGTGCATCTACTTTTATAGCTGTGCCTTGAGCAGCTTCTAATCCTGATACAGATGTAGTTTCTTGCTGTTCTGCAGTAATCTCTTTTGTAGGTGTGCCTGTAGCTGCAGTTAGTCCTGCAGTTTGTAATTTTACTTGTGGTGTAACAGTAGTAACATCTGCCTCTACAGGTGTAGAAGTTGTAGGTTTTAAGGCTTGTTGTACAGTACCCACTGTAGCAGCTTCCGCAAAAGGAGCTATGGGTACAGTCTGACCTGCATCTACTGGAATAAACTCACCTGCAGTAGGTTGTATCATAGCTGTGGTAGGTTGCATTGGCTGCATTGTTTGTCTTACAGCATTGGCTTGCATCTGAGCTAATTGCTCTGTAGTAAGACCACCCTCTTGATAACCTTGTACTGCACCACCTCTATTAAACTTTTGTATGTAACCACCAATAGCAAGACCTTTAGCTTTAGCAGCAGGGTTAGCCTCTTCAAACTTGGCATGACCTTCTCGTGTCTTAGGACCATTGTAACCCATCTTACGGAAGATACGGTCTTTACCTTCTAGAGACATAGTTTCCATCAAGCCGCCCTCTGCAGCGCCTGTGGTTTGTGTTTCACCTGTGAGTTTTTTAAATCCTGGCGGTACGTATGTTGTAGGCACACCGTTAAACTCAGTAATCATTATTGTCTGCCCTAAGTCATTACCATAAGGCACAGTCTGATAACCTTGATACACTGCAGGATAAGCTGCACCTGTTCCTGGCTGTGTTGTTACGAGTGTTTGTGGTACTGCACCTTGTGTACCTGCGTACTGTGTTTTGTAAGAAACTTGAGATGGTACAGCAGACATACCGCCTGTTTGTGTAGTTGTTGCAACTGTGCCGGGACCTGATCCTGCTGTTGGTACTACATCCTGATATGTAACTGGTGCTACTTGCTGCATTACTGTTTGAGACTCGTCAGGATCAACAATAGGCACACCACCTGCAGGTACTTGTTGTACAGTTGTTGGAGGAGTTACAGCTTGAAAAGCGCCACCTGCTACAGCAGGGTTCACAGTCTGCATGTAGTCACCTGCTGTTAAACCTGTTGTACCTGTTCCTGTTGTACCATCGCTACCATCTGTTGTGTCTTCTGTGTCATCTTCATCTTCATCGTCATCATCGTTTTCTATAGGAGTCACAGTAGTAGCTTTACTTATACCTATAATCTCATTAGCTAAAGTTCTAGCATGTTCAGCTTCGACTGCATCAGTACCTATTCTACCACCAAGAGTACCTACGACATTGCCTTGACTATCAACTAAGTCTAGCATAGTTTCTTTATCTCTTTTAAGGAAACCGCTTCCACCTACAGTTAGGTTAGAATCATCATAAGTTACACCTGTAGCTTCTGCAGCAGCAGTAGCAGTTTCTTTAAATCTGTCAAACTCTCTCTGTAACTGCCTTGCGTTATGACTTCTTCTACTTGAAGCAGATCTTCTATTTTTTCCTGAGCCTCTTCTTTTTCCTTTTGCAGCATTCAATATAGTTTCAGTAACAGTGCCGTCTGCATTAGTAACTTTCTTGATTATACCAGTACCGCTACCTGTAGCTACAGCATCATAAACTGTACCATCAGCAGCAGTAAAAGAATCTATAACTAGTGCGTTTCTTGATCCTGTAATTACATAATCTAATTCAGACATATCATGTTCCTTACTTACCCATTGTCATCCATACCGCACCTGCAATAAATGTCAGGACTCCAACGGTAGTCATTTTTACTACGGTTGATCTTATAGATCTACGTGTATCTCTCCACGCTTCTATGAGATTACGCATCTCTATTATATCTTTAGCTGCATCGTCATCGAGTAGCCCAATAGAACGCAGTGCCTCTTTAGCACCACGACTAGCTGCATTGTCTAGCATCTCTTCTAGTTCTTCTGGGGAGAGTTTGATTTCACTCATAGTAGCCTATACCTATATGTGTGTCAAGGTTGTGTAGGCCAATCAGCATCTTCAAGCAAGGGCCAGTTTTCATGAGTAGGAAGATCACGTAATGCTGTACGATAGGTAGCCCAAGAAGTCTTAGCTTCATCTGCTAGTGGGCTGTCGTTTCCTTGTGTCCAATCAGAGGCAGCAAGTAACTCATTGCGAGTTTCTCTATTTCTTTCATTAAGCATTGCTGTTTCGGCAGCCAGATTTTCAGCTTGTCGTGCCGCATATTCTTCATCAGAAATTTCAATATCAAACTCTTCTTCAAATTGCATGATTAACTCAACGGTATCTAATGAGTCTGCTCCTAAATCTTCTATAAATCTAGCTTCAGTTGTTATTTTACTTTCTTCAATTCCAAGTTTGTCAATTATTATTTCTTTTATTCTTGTTAGATTATCTGACATGTATGAGCTCCTTTTTATTTACATTCCACCATCAAGATTTATTATTTGACCATTAATGTATGAGGCCTCTTCACTTACTAAAAAATAAGCTA